ATGAGAGGAGAAAGATTTTCTTTTCCGGACTTTTTCTCAAATAATCCGATTCTTGCCGCAATTTGTGTCGTGTTTTTGGTCGGCGACATTGTGCTGCTGGATCACATTGTTACCGATCGAGTACACCAAAAAGAGATTACCCGGTATCAATACGAAATCAAGGCATTGCAAAACACAAATGAGAAAATGAATGATAAATATAGTCAATTAAATGATCTGTATAAGTTTGTTGACCATAAGTATAAAGAATTGGAAGCACGAAACAATGAAACTCAAATGAAAATCGACTCCCAGATATCGTCTTTGACGGCAAACCTGAACAGCTGTCAGGACACGAATCTCAGCTTTATTACCAAAATGAAGGAGCAAGACTCGGAAACGGCATCCCTGCGAAATGATCTGCGCGATAGTGAGGAAAAACTCGCCGCACTGAGAAACCTTTTTGCTCAACAGCTTGCTTTGGGACCTTCATGGATCAAAGCCGGCGAAGTTTCCAGGGCGTTTGGCGACGATGTTGCCGTTGTGGTCGATGAATCCTCCGATAGAGGTCAGTGCCCGAAGGAGGCGGCAGCGGTTGTCCATCTTGACAGTGGAGGCGGCAAAAGGGACCTTTGCCTTCAGATGGACCGGCCGCAGACCTTTACGTATAAGGGGAAAAAACTCCTTCTGCACCTGCTCGGCGTAAGAGAAAACGAACCGCCTCACGAGTACCTGGTCTCAATCGTAAAAGAGCGGGAAAAAACTGGCGGTGAGACGCGGTGAGAAAAGATTGACAACCCTTCAACACAATGCAGCGGAAGCCCCTGAGGGAACGATACCGCCTCCTATTCAACAAAGGGAATATGAAATAGCACGGTATTCTTTTCGGAATAACATCAGCCTGCGATTTTTAGCTTCCGTGCCATATTCGGAGTTTACCCAAAAAGAATATACTAAACTCATTAAACACTTAGAGATTGACAAAGAAGACTTGCCGAAAGGCGATCCCCCCAACTCAAAACCTCAGGGCAAGGAGCCGGATGAAGAATAACCCTGAAATCGAAGAACTGCGGATAGCAACGGAAAGGCTGCATAACTGCTCGGCATCTTACGTTGAATCGGTGGAGGTATTCGAAACCTTCCAGGGGCAAACTGTCTGGGAAGGTATTGTTGACGTTTTTTACATCAAGGGCAACGCGCTGGCTACCCGCTGCTACACCTGGTCCTCTCCGATAGAGGGAAGCACAAAGCGGAAGTTCTTCGCGGTGCTGCATGTTCCGCCCGTAACTTCGGCGCGGGATGCCGTGAGGGCGGCGATAGTTCAGGATACAGAACCAATCAGTGAAACAATGGTTGCAAAGTTGGTTGATTAAAATGGTAGGAACCCTGCAAAAAACCGGATTCAGGAGGTTTCTTTAACGTTGGTGAATTTTCTGGAGATTACGGCGTATGCATTCATTTTGACAATCGTAGAATAGTAATGGTGCTGCTCGGAACCCCTAATCTTATCCCACTCACCAGTAAGTTTCCTGCATTGAATATGGATTGCGTCGCCCTCGATGGCATCTCCGACTTCACGCCTCACTTTATGAGTGCTCTTCTTAATCGACTCCGGCAATCTTTCCCTCCCGTTCGAGCTGATCGCAAGCTTCCACAATGGTGGGCAATGCGATGCACAGGGCTTCTCTGAGATCCCCATAATCCAAGTCTTCCCCATGATGCTCTTCGAAATAACCCTTAATGCGGGCTTTTGCCTCCTTGATCGGCACATCTTCAAGAGCGGATTGACAAGCGGAATTCATGTCCTCCTCCTCTCGCCGTTCTTCAAGGCTCTTTGCTGCCGTCACTCCATGGACATAGCCTGTCACATAGGAAATGACCGTTACACCTTGAAGCAGACTATAATCATTCATCGGTCGTTGGACCGCAATGTGGACCGGGAAGTCCCAAGAAACCACCGGATGCTGAAAATTCTTCGACATATTAATTCGGCTCTTTTTGCGATGAACTTGAAAGCAATTTTTCGAACTGATCAGCTAGATTAATGAGCCATTGACCAGTCGCCTTAGCGACTCCAGGGGGCAATGAGATGCCTACGAATACGTCCCTTATAACTGAGCCTTTTTTTTCTTCATGGAGAAGTGGCATGATGAGGCCGCCTTTTTCGTCCAAAGCGTGTGTTTGCTTTCTCGGAATGGCCGCCCGATCATTGAAAAAATTAACTATAACTTGACCCTGTGCATTCAACCCACCGATAGCTCCCGTTGCGGCATACACGCTATGATTGGCGGCAATCTTATACTCGAAGGTAACCTGCTTGGGCTTCTCTTCCATTTGTCCCCTTTTTGTCTTCTGCCTTTTGCGGCTCTACTGGCTTCCGAAAATAAAGTAGTAGAGAAAGAGTGCCATCGCAACAATTTTCCAATGGGAAAAACGAAAATGGGGTCTACTATGTACGTCAATCTACATAGTAAGGCGAATGTGGGAAGAAAAGATGAAAGTGGCAGTTAAGTGCCATTTCGCGACTCTCTCCCCTGTGTTCACCGGATGAACAGACTATGCCAAAGTTCCACCTAGGTCAAATTAGGACACTGCCCAACGCTGAAGTTACAGCGTCTTCCCATGCGCCTCTTCGGCCTGTCCGGAATGAAATCATCGAATGGATTCTTCATCGGGCAATTCGTAGGTAGCTGGATTTACATTTTTGGCTTTGAGGAAGCCCGATATCCGTGATGGAGTATCCTGAACGGAAAGCTGCTTCACCCGATCCGGAACGATCGGGTCGGGTTTGGAATTATCCGGTTGTTGAGCGGGGGCGGATTTTGACGATTTGGGCTGAATCGCCCCGGGTGCAGCTGTTGGCTGCTGGACCGGCTCCGGGAAAAGCATCTCCCGGCCGATTTCACGATAATCGGCGTCCGAGGGTAACTTGCCGTTGTTGTTCTGCCGCCAAATCTGGACATTTTGATCAAACTGGCTCACAAACTGATTATATTTTCTCAGACCATCCGGGTAATCCGAATCCGGGTCCATCCTGTAGAATTCGTTTGCCGAGTCTCCCGCCGCCTCCTTAATCAGGGGTTTGAGCACGCTGAGCGCATGAACGCTATTGATATGTTTGGCCGCCTCCGCGCCGTCCTGTTTTTGGATGGCTTGCTGGGCTTTTTGGAGATCGCTTAACTGACTGAGAGGCATTCCGCCATAGTACCCCATGAGGTCCAGTTTTGAGAACTGGTCCCTGTCGGTTGTCTTCATGCCGTTCAGGTCATCGTATAACTGGCTGGTTTGCGCCGATGCCGGAGGGTCCCACGCGTTAAGCGCGTTAGTTGTGATCGCCTTGTCCACTTTGCCGTAAATGCTCGGATCGGATTTAAAGGTATCGGCGTATGCCTGTGCCCTGGCTGGGTCGCTCATGAAATCCTGCCAGGACTGAACGCCTTGTGGTCCCGTCAATCCCGATTTTATGATGTCCCTGTTTGCGTTGTCGGTCATATTGGCGGCGTGCAACTGCTGGCCCATCTGCTGAATATAATGGCTTTGATATCTATCCTGTGCCGCCGGATCGCCCGGATGTTCCTGTCTGGCCAGATCGGTTACCGCCTGAAGGCCTGCTTCATAATTTTGAGTAAGATTTTGAGCGGTCGGGACCCCTTGAGCTGTGAACTGTTGAGACTTGCGATTGACATAGTCCTTGACGATGTTCACGAATTGGCCGGCAGTCGTGTCTGGAGTTCCTCCGTTCAGGGTAATGGCTTTCATGTTGCCTGCGACCTGCCCGGCATTTGCGTTCGGGTCGGCGCCCATGAGCTTTTCGGCGCCTCCTATGCCTTGCTGATGCGCGAGGTAGACCTCCCATGGCTGAGGTTGGCGCCCGAGGTCTTTGGCAAGTAGATCGCTGTTTTGCTTTATGAGCTTTATACCGAGTTCGATTTGCCGGTTTGAGTCAAGCCGGTCCTGGTCCGTTCCGCCCATGTCCGACCAGGTGGCGGGCATAAATTGGAAATGGCCGGTTGCCTGAGAGTTCGGGTTCTTCACGCTCGGATCAGTTACGGCCCCTTCGCAAGCCCAGACCGTCAGGGCCGTTGATGGATCAAGGCCTTGCTGTTGTGCCTGGGCGCTGATCTGCTGAGCTACGATGCCCCCCGTCACTTTTCCGTAAGCGGCTTGAGCGTATGCATTGTCCTGGTAGGGCTTTAAAAATAATTCAATTTTGCCCTGGGCCTGTCCGGAGATCCGACTCTGTCCGGTTTGCTCCCGGAAAGTCTGCATCGCGCCGGCCGGGTCGCCGCTAACGGCCTGTCTTTTGATTACTCCTTCCCATAGCTTGTCGCTCAGATCGCGGCGTTGTCCCTGGAACACTTCCGTGCTCCACCCGTGCTTTGAGCCGTAATCGATTATTTCATCATCGAGCCGGGCCTGCACATTTTGCAGACGTTGAGGATTGTTCCAGTTGGCCTCCGCCTCCGAAATGAGATCTCCCGTCGTGGCGAGGTGGGTATTCCACTCCCAGGCCTTCGTTTGTTGCGCCGCATACCGGCTCATGCCATCCAGATCTATTTCGGCGCGCCGCGTGGACCTGTCATCGAAAAGCCTTTGTTGCATTGCATTCGGCAGGTTTGCCCGGTACTGCGCCCGCATATCATTCATTTGCTGCTGGTAGGCCGGGAATTGTGTCTCGGCGTCTTTGCCCTCGAGCTTCATGAATTGATTTTGAAGATTGCGGAATGCCGGTGAGAATTGATTTGCGTAGACATCATTTACATTGGCTTCATTCAGAATCTGCTGGCGCTGAACTGCATGTTGCGCAAAGATATCCCCGCTTTGCTGAAGCGCTTGTCCGACCTGGCCACCAAAGTCCTGCGGAGTGGCCTGTACGTTCTGGTATGTTTCGCTCAGGGGCCTTGATCCTTCCTGGCCTGCCTGCGGCATTACGGTTTGTACAAATTCTGAAGGAATGGTCGGCATTTGGTTAGCTCCTAATTCATCCAGGGATAATAGACGCTTGACATGGCCGCGTCGCCCGCATTACCGCCGCCGAGTACCCCCGTCTGCTGATATTTCAGCCACTTATCGGAAACCGATGACGCCCCTCCGAGAATCGAATTATCAATGGCCCATCCCGACTCGGCCCCGTAAAGACTCGACTGCGCACCGAAGTTCGAAGCTGCCTGCATCTCATTTCGAGCCGCAAGCTGGGAATTGTACCGGATGGTCAGGGCGTCCAGCTCCCCGGTTTCCGCGGCACTCGATCGCACGTTCAACGCGGACCCCGAATTCGTCTGTATCCCGGATGCCGCCTGCTGAGTATCGATGGCCGCAATCATGCCGCCTGTTTTAAGCCGCTGGTTTTCCTCTGCGATCGTTCCCTGCTGAAGCGAGATGCCCGCGTTTTGCTGTGCGATCTTCTGGTTATTGGCCGCGACCTGGGCGTTATAGTTTGCCGCCTGGTACTGGGAGTACCCCTGCATACCCGCGCCCGCGACACCTGCTACCAGGCTCATGACTCCAAGGCTTACAGGATCAAGCCCCATTTCTCTTCTCCTTTGCCTCGTAAAATCGTCCGAAAATCATCTGGCGGGGTCCGTGGGCTACGATCCGCCCTTGAGACCTGTTCGACTGCGGCCTTTCCATTTCAAATCTATAGAAGGGAAATCCGCCCACGTCGACGGTCCTGGAATTATCTATCCTAAAACCGAGCCACACGAGCCACAAAATCCCGAGGTGGTTCCGAACGTCCACGAAGTTGATAAGACGTGGAAAAATGTCGAGCATTAATCCGACGTAGGTTTTATTTCTTCGTAAGAACGCAAGGGCATTTTCCCGGATCTTATCCGTTCCCAAAAGCCAGGGAATCCCTACACCATTTAGAAAATTGATCGACGGACTTACGCCGAACATGCAGACCGGTTCGTCGTCTACCAGCCCGGTCCAGGCGGCCGCTGCCGTTATAAGGCAATCGCTTATCGCGGCAAGAGGTCCTTTTCCGCAGGCCGCGACTTCTTCCCTGTCCGCGCGCCTCATTTGGCTGGCGATGTGGGCCGCGTGTTCCATCAGTGCCGGAACGATTTCTGTTTTTTTCATCCCGGAGTGTCTCCTATTGAAACGCTGGGAATTACGCCCAGAATCGTGCAGGGCAGCGGGGCGTCCTGCTGTATGCACACATCGTCATCGAGCACGTACCTGTTATCGATCTGAATGCGCTCATCTCCGGTAAAAAGCGCAACGGCCGCGCCCATTGAAACCGATGCCGATCTTTCCTTCATCTCGTCCAGGTCATCGAAGCTCGGCCCGACTTTCAGCCCCCGGGTATCTGTCACCCGGACCATGACCGCCGGAATCTTTTTCCGAAAGCTCTGCGTCTGCATGCTAAGGCTGTCCGGCTCGAGGCACAGGGTCTCGAGTTGCGCGACGTAGGGCAGACCAACCGTGACGATGGATGCGGGGTACTGAAGGGTTACGCTCCCCCCGGCCACTACCTGGCGCTTCTGAACGCTTCCGTCGGCAAGAATGGAAACCGTCGCCCCGTTCAAATGGTCGAGTCCTGAAACACTCGAAGTCGCAAGTCCGCTGTACTGCAGTCCGCAGTCCACGAACCACGCCCTGGTTACATCCGAGACGCCGTTTGTAAGAAAATTTCTCGATGTCATCCGCTCGATATATTTGACCGGATTTCCCCCGTTTACGCCCGGCAATGTCCTTTGCACCACGAAATAGACAGAATCGGCATTTATGCCCGTTACTTGCTGCTCGGGAATGGATGCGCAGGAAAGAAACCGATCCGTTCCCGAATTCCCGGGAGAATCGTGATGCGCCCACGCGTAGACGTCTTGCTCCTTCAGGTAGGTAAATGACAGCAAGATGCCGTCGTCTCTTACCGCCCAGACCTGCTTGAAGGGCTCTTCGGCGTAGCACCACCTCTCGAGGTTATGCCCGAAGAAAAGATGGTTGCTTAAGATGCTCATGTCCGTTCCGGTATAGAGCTGCGCGTAGAAGTTATAGGCCAGGTCCCGGACTATCGATCCCTTGGCCTGGACATAGAGGATGTCGTAGTTTACGACAATGGGCGGAAGGTCGGCGCACCCGGTATAGCTTTGGGGGACTACGACGATATTGCTCGGTGTTATGGCGACCGGGCTGTTTACACTACCTCCGATCATTTTCCACGCGCCGCCGCTTGTCATTAAAATGAGATCGTTCATCGGGACCATCCACTTGATGGCGTTTACCTGACTGGCCACGATGGTCGCGACTATGGCGTCATCGGACTCTGACGGGTTGGTGATATCCATGTTTTTAAAATCGGCGGGTTTTGTTGCCCAAACCGTCTGTGGATATGCGTTGCTTCCGGCAAAAATTTTTCGTCCCTGGAAATAGGTGCAGCAACTGGGATAGTTACCTTCCGATGTCACCGTTATCGTAAAAATCGCGCCGGACCCGGAGGGCTGGGAAAATACGAGTGCATGCTGTCCCACCGTGCCAGTCGGCACTCCGCTGCAATTCACACCCGTGATGGCGCCATTGGAGATGACAGCTCTGAAATGGACCCCCGTCACTCCCGGGCAAGTGACCTTGACACTTCCGTAGTAGCTGCCGCCGGGAGCGGTCACTACGGCGCTTATAATGGGGTTCCCCCCCAATATCCCAGCCGAGATAGTGGCATGTCCCGCGGCCCCACTGCCTGCGCCTGATGTTAGAATGGTTGGATTCTGGTAACCGTTGCCGCCATTAGTGACGCTCACGGATTGAATGACGCCCCCTACGATCGTGGGCGTAAGCACGGCTCCGACCCCGGTGACATCATTTACGACCAAAACCGCACTGCTATCATAACCGCTTCCGCCGTTTGAAACTGCGACGCCCGAGATCGTGCCCGTTGAGAAAGGGTTTGCTCCCTGGGGCGGGGCCTGGGTAAAATCCGGCCCGATTTCGGTATCGACAAAGGACGTCGCATTTGTCGTGCCGATGTAGCCGTACATACATCCCGCAGGCAGTGCGGTTTTAGAAGGGTTCGCCTTGTATATCCGGTATTGGGTGGCCCCGGTTACAGCCGTCCAGGAAAGATTATTTTCAACACCCGTATTCGAATTCAGCTGTGCGCCGGTGCCCCCGGCTGCTGTCGAGGCAAGGGATTCATCGGGAGGGGTGAGCGTAACCCCCGTCACCACATAACTGTAGTTCCAACTCCCACTCCCGCCGTTTGTGAACCCCAGCCCCGCGGGCGGTGAGAGGATTGGGGCAAAAGAGATTTGCGTAAGGGTCCAGTTCCAGTGCTCCGTCCTGCTTAAATCGCAAGGCGGATAACTCGGATGACAAAGGCTCAGGGTGTCGGCACTCTGGGTCCATTTAAGAAGGGCTACATCGTTTCCATCGTAAGGGGTGGGGAGCGTGAAGACTCGGGCAACCGTAGCATTGCTCAGGCTGAAAGTCCCGAAGGCCGCGGTGTTTATGTTATTGCCGTCGAGGTCGGTCAACGTGAATGTGTTTGCGTTGATGACCTGGACGAAGTATTGCCTGCCCGGGGTCGAATCGAGCCGTGTTCCGGTCCCCGCAATATAGACCTGGTCTCCGTCTGAATACCCGTGCGCCGTCGCCGTGACAACTCCCGGATTTGCGTTCGTGATCGAGGAAATAGATTGGGTGGGCTCCAGCACATACCCGCCGTTCATGATGACCCGCATGTAAAGGTGTCCGAATTCCAGAATGTAGGTCTGAAGCAAATTGAACTGGAACGGTATCAAATGAACGGGATACGCCGACATGAGACACCGTCCGACAAATTGAGTGCCCGCCCGGTTGGATGCCCCGCCATGAGGAAGTACGAAGAAGTTCCTGAGAAGCTTGGCCGCCGCGTGATATTTGGCAAGGTCGACCCTGGCGTAAAGAGAGGGCGCTATCTCTCCGGCTGCAAACGTAGGCTGAATAAACGAGACGGCCATTCAGACTCCTTATGCTATAAAATACATGAAAGTTGAGCCCAAATAGGTAGTGTTAGTAAAAAAACTATCGGTTAGACCGCCCAATCCCGTGGCTCCCGGATCCCCTATCGTGGCAGTGGTCGTCCCGTAAGTGGTATCCAACATTACCGGACCAGTTAATCCGGTAAAGTTGGCATCCGATGTCACAATATTTCCCCCCACACCCCCGTAACCCATCGCGGCAACGGGCAATCCGGTGATCACTGCGGTGCCGGTGGAAGTACCTTTTGCGGATAAAGATAATGCAAATGCGCACACGCAAACCTTGCCTAATACCTGATATGATCCTCCACGCGATGAATAGGTCATTCCGACAGACGCGCCGCCAAAAGTGAGAGAGGGCGTCCAGAGACCGGAAGGGGCAAAAGCGGCGATCTGCGCGGCCGTATTGGCGACTAGACTCGCATAGAGGCCCGAATCGATTGTGTAGACGAAACTGCCATCACTCACGCAGTAAAGGATGTCACCGACCTGGGGCGTCCAGGTCGAGGACCCACCGCGTCCTTTGATCCCCGCTCCGAAACTGATGGTGGTATTTGCGTCACCGAATATGATCGCAAAAGCATATCCAGGTGTTAAACCCGCAAAACTGGTAATCGTGGTGGAGAGTGTATTAGCAGACCGATAAATCGGGGCCAAACTCGCTACAGATGGGGTCGCGGAATTAGGCGTCAGTGTTTGCATCGAGGAGAGAAAGACCGGCAGTATCGGACCCGTGGAGGATAATCCGGCGGCAAGCTGCTGCATCGCCATGGTGAGATAATCAAGCGCCCCTTCTACCACCGCGGGGTATAGCGCCCCCTGATTTGTAAGAGACGTATTCTGCTGAAACGCCACGATCCGCTGAATCGTGATCGTCCAGCCGGATGGAAGCGTCAAGTAGGTAACATTGCCTCCGGCGGGGCTTCCGATCCCGGTGACGGAGTATTGCGTAGCCTGCAGGACCGTCGATACCGCGGGACTGACATTGTTGTCCGTAACCGAAACGACCAGGTCTCCGGCGGCCGGAATGGGAAAGTTGTATGGAAAAACGGTCGTTACGCCGTTGCCCTGATACTGCACATAAGATTGCGTCGTAGTGAGCATCGCGATTCCTTTTAAGGGATCAAGTTAGACAGATCCGATTCCAGCCAGTTCACCCCATCCATTCCAGTAAAACCTCGCGCTCTGATCCAGTCGGGCGTGTGCTCGGGCCTCGCCGGGGATTCCGTGGCATCGACGAGCCTCGCCTGGAGGATTGCGTTCTGCGCTTCGGCGAGATAGATCTTCGTAAGGGTCTTATCGCCCGTCAGCGGTCCGCAAAGCCTTGCCGCCAGGATGTAGACGAAGGCCTCGGTAAATTCGGCGTCCCACATGTTCGGGTCGGCGATAAATGCGGTGTAGATAAAGATCGCCTGGGCCTGATTGGTGAGAATGACCTTGATGGTGTTGCCCGCGCCGTCTTGGTCGGTCGATATTCCAAAAGGGGGAGTCGGCCTGGCGCCTCCGCTGAAAATTCCGGAGCCGGCATTGAGCGGAGGATAGTTCCCGGTCCAGGAGAGTGTTGCGCCCGTTCCAGGCAGTGAAGGCGGGACCTCGATCCTGCGAAATCTCACACAATCCTGCGGCCACGCGTATTCGTAGCTCCAGGGGTAGAGCGGAAGCGGTGGGTTGCCGCTCAAATTTTCAGGCATCCCGGCTGCCGCACAGATCGTGGCCGCGGAAACCTGCTTTCTTGCAAAGCTCCAGGTATGCAGGCGCAAAAGTCCGCGCAACACCGAATCGTAGTGGAGCGAGCATTGAATCGCCTCGGCCGAGTTTTCGGTGAGCGCCGCTATAGTGGACCTGGTCCCAACGATGGAGAGGCTGCGGTTGCAGATATCAGTTTGGCTTGGCATTTTACTATCCTCCCTGCTTGCCGGCTTCCAGGCTTTCGATTTGGAGCTGCTCTTTTACCGGCACTCCGGCCTTTTCGCAGAGCACCCGGACGAGGTTGCACAGACGAACGATTTCGGCTTTTAACTGAGCGATTCCACACTTGGAACAATCGTTTTTCTGTGCGGTGAACCGACCTACGCCGGCCCCCACGATCAGGAGCAACAGATTGATTGCGAGCATCCACCCGGCGTTTTCCATGTAGCTCATGCCAGTGCTCTCCTTGTCCAACCCCTCAGATACTTCGCGCAGACGGGGTGCCTGATGACGATAGCCTCAAAGTGTTTCTTGCAGACCTGGCGGTACTCATCGAGGTTATGGCAGCCTATCGCCAGATTTTTGGCCGTCTGTGGTCCCACGAGAACCCCCATATTGAAGACCTTGGCGCGCATGGCCGGATCTATTTTTTCCATGTGAGGCCCAAGCCAGTAATCGTAATAGTAGAGCGTGATCGCTCCGTCGCGGGTTAGCGTCTTAATATCCACATTGGGATAGGAGCGCTTGCTGATCCCGTACCTGGTCTCCCCGCCGGGGTCCTTGGGATCGTTTACGTAACCCCCCTCCCAATTGTCGATGAGATCGTTTACCGCAACCAGGAAATCTTCCGGATAGTCAGGCATCAGCTTTCCCTTTCAGCTCAACGAGCCAAGGTCATGGGTTTCGGCAGGCTTGGGCGCCGGCGGAGAAAGTTTCTTGAGACCGGTATGGGGTGAGAGCGCCACGCCGATCCCGGTTGCCGCTCCAACGATTTTCAACTGCAGATCGCTGTCGATGTTCACTCCGGCATACTTGGCCAGGATCGTCGCCAGGAGACTGACCATCAGGCCGATAAATGCAGGATCTTGCCAGTAGGGTTTGCCGTGCTTCGCGTCGTCACGGTAGTAATAGACAAGTTCGATTAATTGCTTGATATAGCCCATTTTCAAAACCTCCAGGTCCATTGAAGGTAAATTACCCTGTTCGTTTTGGTCGTAACCGGCACTATGCCGTTTTGGTCCCCACCTGCCCCCGGCCACTGAACAAAGCCGGGGGCGATGTCGCTGCAATCAATGTCTGGCATCGAATAGCTTAACCGGATGGACCAATCGCGGCCGGCTACTTCGTAGGGACCGCGGCGGTTTTGGCCGTTGTGGCAGACACGCCCACCTTGCCCTTGAGTGCCTGACCGACGACGGCGCTGGCCGCCGTGACACTGGACTGCACTTCTTTGGCCGCCGCCTGCACCTGGTCTTCAGTCAAAGTTCCGGCCTTGTAGGCCTGCACGCTGGTTGTAAGGGCCGTAACCGCCGTGTTCGCATCGGCCAGAACCGGAGTCACAACCTTGTCGATTGTGGATTTGCTTCCGGGGAAAAGCGCCTCTATAACCGGAAGGGCCTCATTCAAGCCTGCGGCGAATTTGCTCCAGTAGGCTTGAACTGCCGGCCAGTCAACGGCTTCCAGTTTGGTCTCCACTTTGGCGAAATCAGCCTTGAGAGCGGCACAGCCAAAAGAAAAAGCGGCGCAAAAAAGACACACCAAAACGATTGCTGCAAATCCCTTGAAACCCTTCATCTCTTTCTCCCTGTGTTTTTGGTTGTTTAAATGGGGGGCCTGCAAGCCCCCCCCTGCGTTGGTTAGCTGTTGTCTTCCTCGAACTCGATTTCGAAATCGTAGGTCCCATTTGACGTAATGGTCTGACCGTTCATGGAAACGCTTACGAAATCAGTGGCCCCCGAGACGATCAGAGGCATCGAGTTTTTTCCGGCAAATTCCCAGACAACGCTTTGGACGCTGCCATTGTTAGTTGCAACGTAGATGCGCTGAGAGCCCAATATGACCGGAGAGGTGGGCGCCCCGCTCGCCGCCGTCTGGTGTTTCACAACGGCTGTTGCAGCGGTGACGTTACGCGAGTCCATCGGCTGAGGCGTATCGGCGGAGTTATTGCCGGTACCTGTCGCTGCGTGCCTCTGGAGCTGGAAATAGTAGGCACCGGCCGTGGCACAGTTAAAACTCAGCATGATCCGCTTTATCTTGACCGTCCTGGTGGCGCTGCCCTGGACATAGAAAAGGTCGTAGGTGGTAGTGAAGGCTGTCAGGGCGCTATTGCCCACCCGGTAAGCCAACTTGCCGTTGGCCCCTGGAGTCGGCTCAGTGTTAACCAGAAGCCTTCCGGAACAATCCACCTGGAGCGCCGCCTGCTGGGTGTCGGAAAGGGCCGCGATGGTCGCGTTAAAAGCCCCGCCTGCAACAACCGCCCTCGTAGCGGTAGCCGCACCGGCCAGTGGAGCATTCACCAAAGGCTGAACGACAATTTGTCGCCCGGCTGAGTCCAACTGCATTGGATTTGTCTGCCCGTCCGCAACCGTGGGCGCCGATGCGTTATACTGTCCCGAGGCTAACCCCGGAGGGAACACATTGCTTTGAGCATTTAAGCCCATATCTCACTCCTTAAAGCGGCACGTCCTCACCCGCCAGGATGCCCGTTTTCGATCCCGCGGGCGAGGCGCCGATAGAGGTTAGTTCGTCAATCGGATCGGGCGGCTCTACGTTTACGAGGCCGACCTTTTTAGCCATCTTCTTTGCTGCCGCATCCATGGGCTTCATGTACCAGTAAGGCTCGAAATCATCGGGCTTGTCGATGAACTCACCAGCCTGCCACAGCCGATCTTCCTGATATGCAACAGCCAAAAATCTGTACTTCGCCATGCGCCACCTCTTTAGATGTACGTGTTGCTGTAGCCGCTGCGATACCCAAGCTGCGGTCCCAGGGCCTCACGGTCGAGCACGATAGATGCGATCACGGCCCCAGCCGTAAAAGCCGCCGTCCCCACCGTGTAGAGCACCCGGATAAACTTCTGGATGCCTACCGGAAGGGGAATCTTCAGCAGTTCGGTCCCGGCTGTGAGAGCCGATGCGGCCAGGACCGGAGTCGTCACCAAGTCCACGTATGCGCCGATGGTGCCGGTCCCGCTGTCGGGCGCCGTCTGGAGCCGAACCTGAAGGGTAGGGCTGCTCCCGGTTGAAAAGGTCGTTGCAACCTGCACGACGAGAAGAAGGGCCGGATCGTCACCAATGCCCACGTCCCGCCCGTAGCCGGAAGCCGAAGAGGCAAGCTGGCTCACATCGATTACGTTTGCGCTGGGCTGGTCGCCAACCCCGCCGCCCACGGTCCAGGCGGAATAAAGCGTTCCGGAGAGAACCCCGGCAGCAGATACGCTCCCATCGAGCAACAAAAGATTGTCCATTATCATGATTGTTTCTCCTTCCCGTTTTGGGTCCCGGCTTTCGCCGGGATGACGTCTTAGATAATCCGCGCCTCGTTGTTCAAAAGTTGGTCGCAGGTCCTGATGGGAATGCCCCTGAAACTGGTCACCGGCTTTCCGTCGAACTCGTTCATCTGGAGCAGAACGTTTTGCTTGTTCAACGCCTGGATATCGAGCCAGGTAGTAACCGACCTGTTCGCATAAAAAGCCGCCCTGCCCATGGTGAGCTGCGGGGCATCGCTTTTCTGTACGTTTCCGGCCCGTGCGGGCTGGGTCGGCAGCCTGTGGATGGCGCGGATCATGAGGTTGATCAAGTTCGGAGGTGTTCCGCCTGAGAGCTGTGTCACGTCGATGTTGCCGATCCTGACCGCGTATCTCCAGTCTTTTACAACAAGGCCGGCGTCCCACTTGAACTGGCTTCGCCACACGTAATAGACGTTATTGGAGCCGTCGAGCTTTTGCTGTTTGCCCAGATCTATCTGCTGGAAACCGGACTTCATGCCTTTGGGGAATATCCCGTGAACGGACATAGGACCCCAGAAGATGAGCCATATAGAGGTGTTGGTGCCACCCGTTCCGCCCGCGTCGATCACGTTATTGGCGGTCTGAGCGGTCGCAGCCGTTATGCTCGGGTATCTGGGCGCCAGTCCCATGAAGGCCGCCGGGGTCGAAGTGATGGAGTTATAGAAGATGGTCTGCGCCATCTGCTGGTTCATGCCCTCGAGGAAGGCAAGTTCTTCGGAGAGCCGAAGGGCTTTGTTATCTCCGGCAAGCTCGATCAGCATCTCGTCGATATCGGAAAAGGTTTCCATGTGACCGCAGGTCTCGGTGATCTGCGCCGTTGTGGATTTCCCGGTCGGGACGCCGACGTTTAGCAGGCGCCAGTAGGCCTGGGGAAGTCCGGTGCGAACGGTCGTCTTGTGCCCCGTGGGGAGGTTTCCCTCTATCCAGAGCATGTCGTCGAGGATTTCATTGGTCTGGGACAAAAGGTTGATGATCTGGGCAATTTTGCCGTCATCTTCGATCCGCTTTGCCCAATCCATAAGGGTTAACGCGGCAGGTCCTATTGTGGACATCTTTCACTCCTTTCAAGAGTCTGCGGGTTTCGGGTCTCGGGTCTGCTTTTGACCCGCGACCAGCCGACTCGGGACTCGCGACCTCTTTTTAGGTCATTGTCGGATACAATTTGTCGAGAAGACTTTCCTGAGACTGCTTAACGGGCTTACCCGAAAGGCCGCCGGGCTCGGACAAAAGCTTCCCCATCTTTACGAACATCTTCACGATTGCGGGGTTGTTGCCCGCACCGGTCATGTTCAGCGCTTCGCGAAGCGTTTTGGCCTCATCCACACTTCCCACGAACGGATTAGACTCCGAGACTTCGAACACCTTTGCAGCCGCTGCTATCGAGTCGGCGAACCTCGTGCCTCCTATCTCGGGGTCGGCTTTTACTTCCGCCTGCCACTTGGCCTGGGTCTCTGCCCACAGCCTGTATGGCGCCTCGGCTAACGCCTTTATTTTGTCACCCCCGAAGTCGAGCATCTTCTGGGCCTGATCCTGAGTAAGGTCCAGCTCTTTGGCCAGCCCCTTAAAATCAGTCATGCCCTGCTCGTCTAAGGTTGTGCCTTCCGGCAACTTAAATTCCTCGTATGCCTCGGGAGCTTTGGTCTCAGACTTCTTTTCGCCCTCGTCCTTTTTCTCCCCCTCCTCGGTCGATTTGGTCTCCGCTGAAGTTTCCTGAGAAGCCGTATCGGTCTTTTTATCCTCCGCATCGGCCAGGATATTGGTTTGCAAACTATCCTCGCTCTTCGCTTCCGTGGTCCCGGTGGTCTCGGTTGATGTGGTCGCCGTCTGTTCGTCAGGCATTGCTCTTTCCTTTCGATATTCGTTTGCTGTTTGTGATCCACTCGTAGAGATCGGGGTCCTGCCTTTGTATTGCTCTCAGAAGCACCCATTCAGGCCCCTTGCGGTGTTCCTCGCATTCTTGCCTCACCCCAAGGTTGAAGTTCCGCCAGTCCCCGCTGTGGCCGTGAATCAGGTGGCAGTTGAGATATCCCCCCTCCTCGCAAAGGGTGATCAGGTTTTCCGGGTCGAGCTCGAGCTCGGGAGCAAGATGAAACGGCCTTATGTGATGGACCTGCAATCCCAGGGTGGCCCCGCACCGCCGGCATTCGGGCTCCTTCTTCAGATGCTCATGCTCTACTGCGTGCCAGTGCGGACTTCGCAGGTGTGCGGGCTTGCCGTTAAAGATGTCGTGAACCAGCTTTAGGTGACGCTGCATTTGGTCCCCTTGTCCCAACAAAAAGAGCCCGCCTCCGCCGTGCACGGAAACGGGCTCTAATGTTGGTGCGCTCAACGGTGATCAGCCGGAACGCAAAAGTTTTTCAGTGGTTATTTCTTAGTCGTTTGACTTCTTCGTATTCTCCAGGGCCATCTTCACATAAAGATTCGGATCGAGCCTGTTGATCTCGGCTGCGCGCCGCAGGCCAACATCTCGCCTGCCTTCGGCAAAAGCCATCGTCAGAGCGTCGCTTGAAAAGGAACTGTGGAATACGCCGCATTCCGAAAGCAGGTCCCACATCCACATACGACCTTCAGGATCGGACATGAGCTTGCGAAGCCCGGATTTGCGTTGCAATTCCCGCGTCTTGGCCCTGCCCTGGGCCTTTGCGACCTGCTGGGCGTCGCCTGCGTTGTATTCGGTCAACTGCAATCCTCCATGCGCACCGCCGGATTGTGTGGATTGTCGATATTGTTCATCGTTCATGGTCTGTAGTCCCTGTCTTTACTGAACTATTTGCTCATCCCGCTCAAGGTCTTCCAACCCGTGTGGCAAGCCAAACACTTGCCTACGGACTTACTAAAAGGACACTTCCCGGTGTTGATGGCGGTCCGAAAGGGACGGCGGCAGTGCAACCCACTCCGTCACATGCCATGACTGTACCCGTTACGCTCGGTGTCGTGAACGATGCAGGCAGAGGCAACTTGAAGCCCGTTGCACCGGTGTTGTCGGGCGCTGCCGCCACTCCCCCGGTAGCCGTAAACCAGTTGGGCAGCACAGCGGTGTAGGTGGCAACTGTACCCGCTGGCATCCCCGTGACGTAGTAAAACAGCGGTGTTTCGCTGCCGCCCGGAGGCGCCGGACATTCAAGAGATAAGGCCAACGCCGGAGCTGCCCATAAAACGAGTAATGCAATGAGAATCTTCTTCATCGGTAGTCTTCGCTCCCCTCTATAGTCCCAAGCTACTCAATTCCACTCATTCGATACTCCGCGGCTATTTCCCCCCAACTTGAGAGATGACCGACGAATGTACTCCGCCGATTTTGGATGGCAAACTCACGCCTCCAATAGTGTACGGCCAACCAAAGGACGGGAACTGCGCCGATACGGCAGGCCAACTTGACCCATATTGAGTTAGGACGAGTCCGCTCACCACGTCTGTAATAGTTGCGGCCGGCGAGGTTAGGGGGAACATGTAAGACACTGTTCCCAACTGACGGGGATGAGCAAGTCCCATCGACAATCCCTCAATGTCCCATCGTCTTGCTATTGAGAAATTGCCTTTCCATAGACCACTCAGATGCTCGGTGTACATTCTGGTAGTGCTCAGATCATTTCGAGAACCCAAATAGAATACGGATGATCCGCAAGTAACCGCTCCGATGCTGCCCAACGCACCTTGATACAGGCGCTGCGGCAATGCCCCAAGCGAAGTAACCCAAATTTCCAGGTTAGCCCCTATACGCTGAATCAAAACATGCCTGGGCACACCGTTCGCAATATCGGAAATCGTCGAAGTAGCCCATGTCGTAGCAGATCCCGTCGCATCCCTGGCTCGAAACTGTATCCTATTCCCAGGACTCGCCGAAGCATTTGTTACATTGACCCAATAGCTATTTGCTGTATCAACTGTATTGAAGCCAACGGGATATTTGGTATTTGACCCCGAGTTATCATCAATTTTTACCCAGAAACCCATGCTCCAATCAGAGTTGGGAAGATCAAAGGCACTATTGCCGGAGGCCGTGTAGTATCTGGTCGTGTTATCGCCACCAAAATCAATGCCATATCTGCTAACCCCGCCAGCGGCAGAGATATTGTATGTCCGGTTGATCGCGCAAAGAGCGCAGATTGCTCTTGTGTACATTCTGGATACCACAGTTGAACAAGTGTTCATGGATTGGGTATCAAAAACTGATGATTCAAGCACAATAGATATGGTTCCAACGGATTTATAATAGTCCGTGGATGTAGTGGTATACGTAGTCCCAAAGGACGTAGAGGTTTCATAATAAGTGTTAAAATTAGCCAACCAGTTTGTTTCGGTTGCACTTCCCGCATATTGGCATACCTGCCCGTCTGGAGTACCCCACCAGGCGTGTAGGTCGAAAAACGCGTCAAATGTGCCACCCGTGTCGGTTTGAATGGCGTTTTTAATATTGGTGGTAGTCACCAGTTTAAAGCCGCCAACAGACCAATCCCTGTTACAATTGATTGTGGTGTTTCCGGCCTCCCAAGTATACTGAGTCTGCCCTGCATAATAGCCCTGCACGTTCACCATCGGGTAGACGTAAATGGTGAAGGCATCTCGCATCATCTGCGCTACCCAATTTGCAGAAGTGAGAAAGTTGACTAAAGATATAGCCATCATTGGACCACTAGGTTCACACGCATGTTGCCCCGATATGATGACGAGTCTTTTAGAACCAGTGCCAATCTTGAGTCCGTATTGTTTCAGGGCCGGAATCGTATTGCTAAGTTCGTCAGTTGAGGCCGGAACGACTCCAACCTGAAAGGGGTCGCCTCCAAAGGCTATAGCACTTGCAGGCTGAGAGACAAGGGTTTGGTCGAGGCTTGCGATCCAAGTCGGAATATAGCTCTCCCTGACAACAGGTTGAAAAGCCACATAGACTGTATCGGCGGAAAATGCGGTTGGAAAAGTAAAGGTCGCATAGGTGCTGTCCGTAGAAAAGCTGGTTGCAAATTGCCAAGAGGAAAGATCATCTGGCGTTGTTGTCCAGCACGGTTGCCAATAGTAAGTGGATAGACTGGTCAAGGGAATCGAGACATGATTAGCCCATACGACCTTAAAGGTAGGTTGTTGCCCATTGGCACCCGTCAATTTAAAGAAAAATTCGTACCACTTCCCCGGCTCGGGCAAGATTCGAGGTTGAACTGTTATCGTCGTTCCAACTATGGAAGAACCCGTAGGGTTAATATTCCCGTGATCCCCCGATCCGTCAAAGGCCATTGTGGCAAAAGAGCTGTGAGTGCCAAACAGAATGGAGATCACCAGCAGTATAAAGAGAATGTATCTCATGGGCAGCCTCCTTTAATTCGTTATGAGCATAAGGTTTGGACTGATATCAAGCACAGTGGTTGACTCTGCAAAGCCCATGATCTGAACTATTGTCCCAACCGTTGTAGGCTTTGTGGTAGTCAAAAGTCCGGCCGCGCCGTCACTGACATAGTAGAGACTGCCCTGAGTGAGACTCGTTGTGGTGTACTTGCCGATTTTTCGGCACACGGTCGAAGAGGTCGCCACGCAAACCGCAGGCATAGTCGTTGAGGAATTAGCTTGTGCGAGGGCAAGGCCGGTGCTTGAGTTGATATAGTAAGCGGCCCCTGCCGTCAGAGACGTACCTGTGATAACGAACTCAGAATCTACATAGGCATCAGTTGCCAGCTTTGTATCGTTGGAATCTGCCGACTGAGTGGTTGCCGTGATCCCGTTGGGTAGCGCGGTGCCCTTAGTCCATGATCCGGATGCTCCGTAAATTATATTGCCATCTGTTTCACCGATAGACGTTCCCCATGCGCTTGACCCGCCATAGACAGCGATGCCTGCGGCGGAAGGCCAGGTCATCGAGCCGCCACCTCCGCCACTGTTTCCGCAGCTAAAAGCGTCGGTGCTCTGCGTATAGTTCAAATGGTTTCCGGCACTGTCCTGGCAGTCGGGGACTACTTTATAAACGCCATTAACGGGAACGGAATGCGAGGGAGGGGAACTGCCATAGCTTACACCGTTTACTTTAGCCACCGTCGGCCCGGGATATGACCCACTTAGATCACCGCTTGCGGACCCGTTGGGAGGAAGAGTTGTCGGGACGGGCGTATTGCAAACGAGTCCGTTGGTGGCCGAATAAGTGCAAAGGTCCGTATCGGTGAGCGTCCCTGACTTCAGAAAGTTTACAGGGATGGGGTTGCTGGCACTATACGATGTACCCCACCCGTTCGAGCCGTTATAGTTCGGGATACCCGCACTGCCTGTAGGCCAGGTCTGAGAACCGGTGCCCGCCGACGTGCAGACTATCGAACCGGCAGACGAACTATAAGTGCAGTAATCGCCGTTGGTCCAGGTACCAGAGGTTGATAGGAGTGACGTAGTCCCTATACCTATTGAACCAGGGAAATTGATGCCTGATCCGTTTACCGTTGTACCTGCTGGTAGGCCCGTGCTGCCCGAATTGCCCCCGTGCCCCGGCTGATTGTATTGCGCCAGGGCCGAGCCAGAGCACATCAACGTAATAGCCGCCAATAAAATCAGTACTCTTTTCATCGCCGCCCCTTCACGCGTAAAACGCAATTGTCACCACACAGTTTGCCGCACTGATCAGGCTCACATAAGTTTTACCCGCACATGATCTAAATTGCGGATTAAGCTCCGGTGCGCTTCCGTCAACAACGTTTGAGCTTGGGACGGCTATCACCGCGTTTGCGAACTTCATGTAGAAATCAGTCCCGCCGCTTACGGAAAAGTTGACCGCATTCGCCCCCGTCGGGATCTGGATCTGCTGGCTGGTGTTTGCAGCCAGAGCAATCGCATAGATCGTATCTGATTGCTGTATCCCGCCAATTAACGGATTGCTGAAACTGTCCAGTGCCTGAGCTACTCTGATCACGTCTTATCCCCTTTCCGGCCCGCCTGTGGCACAAGCGGGCCGAGACCAGCTAAATTTTATGCTGCCTGCCCCGTCCCAAGCATCTTGGCCAGCGCATTCTGCCCGCCGCCAACGTCTGTTTCGCTGAGGGTCTTTGCCCCCTGCACCCCCGCCATCGCCATTTGCGCCTGCTGTTGGGCCTGCATCTGCTGAGCACGCTGCTTCCTGATGAGGTCCCTTTGCTGCTGGGCCACAATGAGTTTCTGCGTAACCCCGATGAGGTCCGCGTACTCGCGCACCGTTTCATCGAAATCTATGTTATCGAGGGTTTCGGGTCTGGCCGCGGCAAGGTTCCCCACGAATGCAACGAGCCTCTCTATGCCGGTCGTTGCCGTTGACTTCTGCGCATCGGCCAGCGTTGACACACATTCGATATCGAGGGCCCTGCCCATGATTTCGCGCGGAGCCGAAGGGATAAGCCGCGCCCGGTACATCACCGCGAAGACGCGCTCGATGAACGGATTGATAAGCTCGAACTGAGACCTTTCCAGAAACGGCCCGAGCATCAGCATCTTTTCCTGCTTTCGCTCGATGATCTCGGTTGCGGTCCTCACCGTGTCGAGCTGGCTTATCATCAGGAAGAGATCGGCAAAAAATGTGCTTTTGATCCTTTCCTCGGCCTTTGCGATCTTTTCCTCAGCTCCCCGGATATCCGGCGGAACTTCATAGGCCGGCTTAAATCCGCTTTGCGCAAGGTTGGCAACATAAGTGACCCCGCCGGGCAAAAGCGATGCAGGCTCGTTTTTCATCGAAACATCGGCCACCATCGGAGGATTGAGCACCTTGTCGATTGCCTGGGCAGTCCTGCGCTCGAGGGTCTGCAGCATCTTGGATGCGCCCAGACATTCCATGCCGGGGGATCTGCCGTAAGAATCATTCCCGATGACGTGCCACCGTGGCGCGCAAAAGGGTTGTTCATGGTAGCCCCTTAGCTCTAAAACCTTATCCTGGCTTTGTCCCCACTCCCAGACGACAGACCGGAACTTGCGGCCTTTCAAGCCCGGTATCTGGGGCGCCCGGTCGTCGTTTGGCTCAATGGCCTGGCAGACGTTTATTTCCTTGTCGTGCTGTCTGGACTCAAAAAGGCTTTGGACGGTCCGGCTGCAGGCCTCGACGCCGAATCGATCAACGATTTGAGCAACAGTGAGTACGTATTCTCGGTACAGCGTATCGATTTCGTTTCGTCCGGAGCTTGCCAGATAATATTCTCCCACCGTCAAAGTCTGACAGCGAACGACATCCTCGTAATCCTCCTCGATGAGCACACAGCCGGTTCCGAACACCCCCAGTTCTTCGTAGATCACGTGCAGGGCGTTGTAGGCGTTGCTCTGGGATAAGACCGTCAGAAGCCGCTTAGTAACTTCATCCAGCCACAACCTCACCGGGGTATTATCAGAAACATCCATGTCCCGAATAGATAACCTGAACCAGGGCCGGGCGGGGGATGTCAGCCCCGCCATCAATCCCGCCGATAGTGTTCTTGCGGCCAGGGTCGGCGTCTCGTTGATAATCCTCGACCCAACGGGATCGCCCTTTGTGGCCTGGTTGGGCGTCTGCAGGAACCGTCCGCGCCTGGGTAAAATAAAGTCAGAGAGTTGGCGCCAATGCTGCCAGTAGGACCAGCGCTCGGACCTCAAGCCCGCCATGCGCCCGTCAAGATAGCCCCGAAGCTCTTTGATCGGCTCGGAAGAGTTTTGAGTTTTGAGTCTTGAGTTTTGAGTCAACTTAGCCCCCCAGCAAGCTTTTGTTGGTGGTGCTCGCCGGTGTCTGCAAGCCCTGAGGCCCGGTTAAAATGGTCGAGCTCGCCCCGTAAGCCATTGCCGCGAGGTTGCGCTGATTTGCACCCGCGTTCTGCACGCCGCTGTCCGGCAAGCTCGGCGGAGGCGCCGGGGCCGGGACAGGAGCTGGTACCGATGGGGATGAAAAGCACATTGCTCACTCCGTTCGAGTTTTTAGTTGTTAGTTTTTAGTTGGAGTCGTAAGGGTTTCGAGTTCCCGATTTTCACTAAAAACTGGAAACTCAAAACTCAAAACTATTTGCCAACGGATCGTACTCAGTCAGGGCGAAAACGGGTTTGCGGAGCCGGTTGATCTTGGCGCTTACGGGATATGCAAACGATATCGCCAGACAATCGGCCCGGTTTGGAGACTTGAGCCCGCGTTTCTTCATGTCCGCCTTGGCTTCGAGTTGGATCTTGCCGTCCATCCTGCCGACGGTCTCAGGTCCGATCAGGTCATTGTACAGGGCCGTATCCCTGGGTATCGCTCCGCCCGATTTCAACCAGTCGCGCATGTTGCCCCACATCTCGGCGCGTTTGTTGAGATACCCCGGATCGGATGATTCTCCGGAAAACCAGACGAGCTGCCAGTTCCTGCCCATTGTCCTTCCCGCGGAGACGATTCCCGTGCCGTAGCCGGCATCGATAAAGACCGCATCCGCACTTTCCGTGTCTTCGAGCTGCGCAATAATGTTAGCAACCTGCATATCATTATCGTTTTTAGGAATGACCCGCTTAATGCTGAACGCGAGCCCCTGCCGAAGACCTATCACCAGTTCGTCGTCGCCTTCCCAGGCCGGGTCGACCGAGACTATCTTCGGCGCGAAGCTGTACTGCTCATCCCTTAAAAACCTGCCAAAAGCGGCATCCACGTCCACAACGCTTATGAACTGCCTCGCCGACAGGGCCGGAAACATACCGCGCACTCGCACCTTCACGAAATCCGAATCGATCCCGTAATCCTGGACCCACTGCTCGATCTGCTCTTTATTCGTAAACCGGCTCATGCGGGAGTCGATCTGCCTCGTAGTCCAGCGATTGCGCGTTTTGCCCGTAAAGCAGTCCTTGAACCTGCCCGTGTTCCTGGTCGGGTTTCCGAATACACACCAGATGATCTCCGTCCCCTCATCGGTCAGGGCCCCCTCGGAGACCTCCCAGATGACGTCCGGAATGGCGCTTGCCTCATCGAATATCAAAAGAATGCGCCGTCCCTTGTTGTGCAGGCCCGCGAAGGCCTCGGTATTTCGCTCGGACCACGCGACCTGATCGACCCGCCAGGTGCGGTCGTGCTCCGGCACCCTGGAAAAGATCGCCGTCGCCGTTAAATCGAACATCTCTTTTGCAAACCAGCAAAGCCGGTACCACTTGGCAAGCTCCGACCATGTCTTGGTTTTAAGCTGCGTCTCGGTATTTGCCGTAACGACGCCCTTTGTGTCTGGGAATGTTGAGACGGCCCAAAGGATGAGCCATGCCACAAGGGCGGATTTTCCGATTCCGTGGCCACTTGCTGTAGCGTCGCGGATAATTGCTCCGGCCCCGGCGCCGTCTTTCAGCTTTTGCCCCAGCCCGGCGAGGAATTCCTTCTGCCATTCGTCAGGGCCGATGGGGCCGGCCAGTTCGCCCTTGCCCCAACCAAACGCATAGAGCACCCACCCCAACGGGTCCAAGGCGTATTTGCCAAGATCGGCTGCGAGTTTCTTAGGAAGATTGGCTGTTCGACGCACGCTTTCGGGCCTCCTGAAGTTCGGTCACAAATTCGGTCAACCCGGATATTTGCACCTCCTGCCTGTCTTTGTATTTATCAGGCATGAGACACTTTACCGCGAAGATCACAGCCCTCGTATCCGGCGGCACATGTTTACGGACTGTTTTAACCACGACCGGCTTTTCGGCGATGACAGTCCTGCCGGTTATCGGGTCAAGTTCTTCGACTTTGCGCAGTTCCTCGGTTTTTTCCTCATAGAAGTAGCCTTCGACCCGCTTGAAGAGGTTTTTCTCCGCGCACTCGGAACGAAAGTGGGTGCGGCCGCGCTCGATTGCCTCTCGAAGTTTGCCCCTTTGCTGCACCCAGTTGTCCAGCGTGTCCCTCTGGACCCCGAAAGCCCTGGAGATCTTTGCCATGGTATTGCCCGCCCGAGCCATTTTTTCAGCCCGCGCGGGCATGTCCTCTTTGTATTTTGTCGGCTTGGCCATTATTGCCCCTCGAAAAGATTGCCTGCGGATACTCAATACCTGAGGGCCGTAACCGCCCCCTTTATCCCGGTGCGGCACTATCCGTTTATTCTGTTTGCGGACTGGCGCCACGCTCCACCTTCGCTGATGCGGACCTTAAGTGAGCCATTTTCGGGATCGACGTATTTAACCGGGTGGTAATGTTCTTCGGGCAGCAAATTCTGTGACCTGTCCATGACTGAATGGAAAAAACATTTCGTGCCGGGATTGTAAGCTGAGAGCCTGCGCCCGCATATCGTGCAAATGCCCCGTGGTGTGTATTGATTTGCCATGCATTCTCCCTCTCCGGCATACAAATACAACGTGGGATTTTTTGCTGCCAAACGGCAATAGAAGCGGCAACCAGAAACGGCAATAGAAGCGGCAATAGAAGCGGCAAAATGCAGGCGAAGGAAAAAATTTTTCTGAGGGGTCCGATGTTCTGGACGCACGCGCTAAAGCGCTACACTGGGCCGCGTAGCGGCGATGGGACGCGGGGGGCAGTGGCCCCCGCTCTTTTGGCTTTTCCGGGACAGACCTACTCTTATGAACGCTACTTGATTTTAATCGCCGTGAAGCCACTTGCCGTCACAAAGTCTGATTTCTACACTATATTATGGATTCAAATATGCCTGGGAGGTAGAAGTGCCCGAACTCAAAGAAAAAAGCGGTTGTTTGGAAAGCGGCCTGACATATTCCGAAGGTTCTGAGTATTGCCTGGATGTGTATTGTTTCAAATGTGTCGATGAAGAATGGGAAACGCATCCTTCGATAGGGGTTTCGACGGACCTGTCGGATATTTTGTAA